ATATTACCCTTTTTTTCTTTTGGACAGCCCATAAATTCTTGACTGCTATCATGTTTATTGAATATTTATTTATAAAAATATGAAATCAGTCATCTCCATTATTGAATCCCAACTCGATCTGTTCGTCCACCAATTTGGCTTTGCAAACCTTTCGGACTTCGTTAACTCTCTTGTCCACCCAAAGCTACTTCTATTCACACTCCCATTCTCGATCCTTAGCTTTTCCATCTTTGCTACGTTGGAAGTTTGGCTTGGACTATCTTCAATGGCTATCGTTGGATTTATTATAGCAGCAATTCTAGAACTCGTAACAGGACTTTGTGCCAGTGTAGTAAAAGGAATTCCAATCGTCAGCAGAAAGTTTAGCAGATTCGGACTTAAAATTTTTGTTTGGCTTGGACTATTACTCGTTACCAACAGCTTCTATCTTTCTTATGTTGACAACCCAGATGTTCTTTCGGAAATTAGCGAGTACTTCTTCTATACCCTACACAATATCCTGGTCATCTATATTATGACTGAATATATCATATCTATCCTTGAGAACCTCTCAGCCATCAATGGAAAATCTGATTCCATCCTAACAACCTTTATCAAATCCAAAAGAAAACAAATTTTTAATTACTTGGACAAATCTACATCCCTCCAGAATGAACCTGAAGCTGGACAGGAGGAAGAAACTAAGCCAAGTGGGACTAAGACCAAGCCTAAGAAATAAAAGTGTCTTAAATCTAAAATAAATGGCTCGACCGCAAACAGGTGAATAACATAAGTTGTCCACCTGTTTTTTTTGTTAAAAATGCTAAAAATTAATATAAAAAGCATAGAATAGGCTGAAAGCCCCATCACTACTTCGTTTTAGACTGTTTAGATCAATACTTTTGAGTTTCATAATATAGATATAAAGAATCTCAAAAGTATTAACTAAAGAAGAATATTATATTGAATAATATAGAACACATACACTTTTAATATATGTTGTAGGGAAAATCTCCCAAAGAAAGTTTTGTAGTTTCTTAAGAAAGCCAAATAAAATTAATTAAGTTGGAAATTAATTTAGAATAAAAAAAGGCTTCTGAAGAAATTTCTTCAGAAGCCAGAGTTAAGCTTAACTTAAAATTACTTAGCTGAGTCTTTGGAAACAGTGTCAACGACAACTGTATCTACAGCAACTTTGGTAGAATCCTGTGTGCCCTTTTCGGTACAACATTTTTCTTTGCAAGTTGTGCAGCTTCCCAAGAAAAGACAGAGTGCTAAAACAAAAACTGCAATTTTCATTTGAAAGTATTAAAAATAAATGTGGTTTAAAGTGGTCTTTGGTTGACCTGTATTGTGTTATCTTGAATGTTTGAAGGTTCCATAGGAAGAAAGTATTCTTCTTCGGGGTAACTGAATCCATCCCAGATATCTGGATCATTACTGTTTTTGAATTCATAATCCTCATCTATAAAAGATAGTAGGAATAAATCTAGATCATCTTCAGAATAATCTTCAAAAGAATCTGGTAAATTTTTCTTTGGAGGGTTCATATTATAATATTTTTATTCCACAAATATATATACTTTCAAATGAAAATAAAAGGATTTGTTTTAAATTATTTTTTAAAGTTCCAATTCTTTTTTTATTATCTCTATAGCAACCATTGCAAAAATCGCCATATGACAAGCTAATGATAGATAACTTATCAAATCGATCCAGAATCCTAATTGGAGCTTAGAAATTTTATAAAAAAGTGGAATCTGAAGTGCCAATAGAAGCACAATAAGTATTCCAAAGTATTTTATTTTGCGTTCCATAGAAATACAATTTAAAAAGAACCCTCCTAAGAGGGCTCAGGTAACAACAATTAGGATTTCCTAGTAATATTTCTAAAGAACGCTTTGATATCTTCTGTAGAAGCTTCAGTGTTATCCAGTTTGATGAATTCCTCCAGGAGGTCGTTTTCTTCTCCTTCGTTGAAGAGTTCATCAGAAGCCAAACGGATCTTCTCCATAAAACCTGCTTTCTTTGGTTTTACAATTGCTTCCACTTGACGAGTTTTAACTTTCTTCACAACCTTCTCACCAGTCTCTGTGACAATAGTGTTGGCAGCAACAGCATCTTCAACTGTCTCCACAACCTTTTCATAATCGGCTCCAGTGTCCTCAATGATTTTGATAACTGTATCATGGGAAATCTCACCCTTCAAACATCTCTGTTTGATAGCTTCAGGAGCATTGGCAAGTTTCAAGTAGCGGTATACAAGGTTCATCCTGTTTTTGCCATCTTCAGAAAGCATAGATGCAATCTTCTTAACATCCCATCCATATTTCTGCAGTCTTAAGAAAGCTTCAGCTTGTTCCACAGGATGCAAAGGTTGCTTTTGAACTCCTGTAATGATCATCTCAGAAAGACGAACTTCAGGGGAATTGTTCACAAGAATAGCTTTAACCCTGGAAACTGGAACGCCCTGCTCCAAAAGAGACATGATTGCTTTGTATCTTCTGTGACCATCCACCAGAAGATACCTGTCGGTCCCTTTGATGCGAGATAACTTCAGAGGCTCTTTCAATCCGTGCTCCTTGATCGATTCAGACAACGCTTCAATGTTGTTATAAATCTGACGAACATTTTCTTCCCAGTTGACATCAATGTTTCTGATGTCGATCTGGATCATGTCTGAACGTGTTTCTTTGCTGATATCACCAAGAAGTGTATCAAATTGATTACCGAGATTTGTGGTTTCCATAATTGTTGTTTTTAAAAGTTAAAAATATTAATGATTTGTAGTAACAAAAGTAGTAAACCTTCTTCAGAATTCCAAATTTTTTCAAAAGAAATTTTAAAATAATTTTCTGAAGAAATAAAAAATGAGGATGAGAAATCCTCAGTGTTGTAGAGTCATTAATTATAGATGAACATCGCCCTTGTACTTAACTCTCCATTCAAGAGGTCAGCATCTATAATCACTACTTCCTTTCTCAAGGGAACAACACACTAATAGTCCTGACAGGATTCAAACCTGTATGCTAAGTACGTCTCAGAGTTTGATAGGCATCTATGCACTCTAAGGGTAACCTACTTTAGCGTCTACCATTCCGCCACAGGACTGAAAGTTGTGTATATATTTATGTTATAGAACATAAAATTATTATCTATCTTCACTAAGTTTTTCAATTTCTGTTTCTGAAATAACTTCATCAAGAAAAATTAATTTAACATATGTTTTTTCATTATACGAACATTCACTACCTCTACTACAAGTTTCTACACTAATTTTAAGGTTTTCCTTAATTAATTTTTTTACATCTTCTATGTTCATAATTTTTAATTTTTTGTAGTCCTGACAGGATTCGAACCTGTATTGTTTGTACTTCACATCAACAGAACTCAGTACTCTTGCCCTATCTGTTAGCGTCTACCAATTCCGCCACAGGACTTTTAAATTATAGATTTCCTATTTCTTGTTTTACCTTTTGCCAATAATAATACAAAATAACATGGTCTTCTGCGTCAATGCTATTTATAATTTCTTCAACTGCTATCAAAGCACATTTTTTAGCTGTATCAAAGCACATTGGATAGTTACCCATAATATCATTAACTTGATACATTTTATTGAAGATTTCCTTTGCTTTTTCTTTAGGTGTCATAGCTTATCTTTTTAAACTTTTTAGTTGTCCTGACAGGATTCGAACCTGTATTTGATTACGTACTCAAATCTAACATTTGCATTAATCTCATATGCTACAACCTATGGTGAGGTCGGGAGAGTCTCAAACCATCCTTTCTATATTAGTGCGTCTACCATTCCGCCACAGGACATTTTATTTTATATATTTCAATTCTTCTTTTTCCCTTTGGAAGTTTCAGTTTTCTTTTGAGGTTTAGATTCTGCCTTCTCAACTTTCACTTCAACTTCTTCAGAAGCTTTAGGTTCCTTTGGAGCAACACCCTCTTCACAACGGATCTCGATTTTCTTGTAATGCTGAAACTTTCTGGCATCATCACAGATATAACGAATTTCATAAGTTCCATTCTTCTCATCGATTTCTTCAGAAACAATATCTTTTCTCCCTTCATACATCAGGATCCGATCGACATCATTTTTTGCCTGCTTGAAAGTTGGAAAAGATTCTCTGTACATCAGGTGATCCCATTCAGGCTTTTTCCAATCTTTGCAGCCACTGTAATAATATGCTCTATATATTTTCGCCATAAGAAACGTATTTTAAAAATGATTCACCTGCTAATACAAA